ATCGCCAAGACCGCCGACGCCGCCACCGCCTCCTCCTCCGCCGCCTCCTCCGCCACTTCCAGCGGAATCAGTGTCTTTGGCAAGCTGATTTAATTGATCGAACGGCAACAATGTGAGCTGCTTCTTTAAGTCTTTTGCGGCCTTTCCAGCACTTCCAAGTCCATCTGCAGCACCGCCACCAGCAGATCCGAGATCGCCAGCAGCACTGGCAGCATCATCGAGGTATCCCGCAGTTTCGTCAAGCATACCTTTTGCGGCTGCAAGTGGTTTGCCGAACAGTGTGAACATGAAGATCCTAAATGCGTTAGCTGCCTGGATAAGCCTCTTAATCAAAGCATTAAGCCATGCGAGAACTGGAGCAATTGCAGGTACAAGTCCCTGTCCAAATGATGCTGATAACTGTCCCACATTGACTGCGAGCAATTTTGCCTGGTTAGAAGCGGACATTGATGTGGCCGCGAAATCCCCTTCTGCATATCTGGTTTTCTCCAGCATGTAAGCATAGCGAACGGCCATTTGAGTAGCCTGGTTCATGCTTTGCCACGACTGGTTAATTCCGTGTTCGAGAGCGAAAGCCTCAAGGTTCGCCACATTCATGTTGACACCGAGAGCTCTCATTGGCCTAGACATACCGGCCATTGCCGCCTGCATTTTTGTCATCGCTTCGTCTACGGTGATTTCATAGAAGGAAGCAATGTCACCGGCTCTCTCAATGAGCTGTGTGGTCATCTTGGCTGCGCTGTCTCTCATCCCTTCGGTTGCGTCAAAGCCGGATGAGTTGAACATTGACATGAGTCGGCCGGCATAACGCTGAGCTGCTATCTCGGATATACCGAAAGCATCAATCGTGCCCTGGGACCATTTGTAAATATATCCAGAAATATCTCTGTAGCCGTTGATTACTGAGCCAAACGCGGTGTCGATAACGTTGCGCAGCTCTACGATAGATGAACCAGCCTCAAATGACTGTTTCGCCCAGTCGAATATTCCACGAATCCCGTAGAAGGGTACAACTGCTCTTAGCAGATTCATAAAGCTAAGCGCGGTCTTGTCAACGTTAGCAGCGCCATCTGGAAGAAGGTGTAACTGCTGCATGAAACCTGCAAGCGCCTTAACTCCGTGCCCGCTGAGCTTCAATACCTGAACATTGAGAGCTGCAAAATCGTGAGCGAACATCCTAGCAGACGAGAAGATAGAGTTTTTAAGAACATCCGCTGTCGCGTTTGATCCGCCCGATCTACCTATTCCGTTCAGAGCCTTCTGGACGTTTTCTCCTGACTCTGCAAGCATTCCTAAGCCATGAATTGCAGTAGCAACATTTGTGCTAATATCAGGTGCCTGACTGAGCTCTTTAACAAAATTAACAACCGCAGTCGTAAGTGACTGTAAATTGTCTGTCGTCTTCTTGGTGTTATCTCCCGCGGCTGCAAGCTGCGCCAAACCATAAACAAAGCGAGTAACCGTTTCATTTATGTTGCCGAGAAGCGTCATCATCTTGATTGTGGTTCTCAGCGCTTTGGCAAGCGGTAATAGGCCGTCTGCCGTCTTTTGTGTGGAATCACCTACTGCAGCAAGTTTTGACAGTGCAGATACAAACCTGGTAATAGTCTTATCAACGCCGCTGGTATTGCTGATTTCAGTAATGGCCTTTGACATCTTATCAAGGATAGAGACATCAAATTTGCTCATGTCAGTAGCGCCAAGTCTCCTGAGAGCGTGCACAAACGAATTGATACCGGTGTCTTTCAGGTTCGTCTGGTTAAGAGACGAAATCGACTTTGTAATCATCGCAAAGCCGCCGGCCATTTTAGGAAGCTGTGGAAGATCAACAAGTGAGAACGCCGCCTCAACATTCTGCCTTAACTGCTGGCCGTCAATTCTCAGCTTAATCGGCTTCGTGTCGTATGTTTTGTCTGTGGCCGCATTTATAGCTTTTTGAATCTGAGACTCAAACCTTGACTGGTCAATGTTGAGATCAATCGGAATCTTATCAGCAGAGCCAACCATTCGCTCGGAAGTCGTAGCTTCCATCATGCTTTGAATCTTCTCGCGATATGTCTCTGCAATCTGATCGATCTTTTCAGTTACAGCGTCGGTTTGAACAAATCCATCTAAAGCAGCTTTCGCTTCGAGGATCTTTTCTCTCAAGAACACAAACTGGTCCGGCGCGTCCATCGGCACCGAAAAAGCATCAATTATGTTTGAGTGTTCAGCAAGGAAAGCACTATCAAAGCCAAACACATCTGTATCAATTCTCTGGCCGCCCATTTGAAGAAGTCTCTCAAGACCCATCTTCTTCCATTCGGCCATTTCGTCTTTCGAAATTTGGCCTGGATTAATTCTAAGAGTCTCGACATCTTTTAAGAAGGATTCGTATTCACGTCTCATTCCGGTGAGATCGGCCGTCGAAACTTTAGCAGTCTCGCTAATAGCTTCTTTAAGTCTTTCTACACCCGCGGCCGCGTTTCCGTTGCCGGCAACATCGTGAGCCATGTCGCGAAGTATGGTCTGGACATTCTTTATTCCGCTTGTGTCCATCCCCATGTCTTTTCCAAGGGTTTTACCCATGGCCGCGAAGCTCTTACTAAGATCACGTTCTGCTTGAGCAGCAGCATATCTCAATCTGTCCATGCGGTCCGCGCCGCTAACAGAAATGTCAATATTAACTTTCTTGTCTTTAAGGTTGCTAAGATTGATACGCGACAACTTTGTGAGGTTGTCAATCGCTCCACTAAGGTCGGCTCTTGTAAGGCTTTCTATTCCGTGTGAAAAGCTCTTTAGAGCCCCGGACATTCCTCCTAGTTTTGAAGCTGCCGCAGACGCTATATTAAGTGCTGTGGCTAAATTGCCTAATTGCCTAATGGCATCGCTGGCATCAGAGCCAATCTGTATTTGTAATTCATCAATTTTCTGAGATGCCATCGTTGTTTACCTCATAAACAAAAAGGCAAGGTTGTTAGCCTTGCCCTTCGTGTGTTTTTATAAAATTCTCATTGTAAACAGCTACCCACGCTTCAAATCTAAGCAGCTCGTCCTGCGGGGTTCTCTCCCGCTCCTCTTTTTCCATAGCAGAAAAAGGCTTTTCGAGGTATTTTGCTCTCGATTTTTTACCGTTCAGGGCATTGCTTACTGCCACTCCCACGGCGTTTGATACATAAGCACCCATCATCCACATTTGGTAGTCAAGGCGCTCTTGCTGCATCGCGTCCATTTTGCGGTATGGCTCCAGCTCTACTGGAATTGACTCCCAGAAACGATCTTCACTTACTCCTAACATCAAGAAGTAAGGAAGCGTCTCATTTAAGACTCGCTCTCTGTAGGTGTCATAGCGACTACCCTCGCCGGAGTATTCTCCATCTCCGCTTTCACTTGATCCGCCGTCTCTTTCGCTGTCTCCGTCTCTTCCGCCGCTGTCATCATAGCGGATAAAAAACCGTTACGCTCCAGTTCTCCCTGCAGATCACGGAACAGGGTATATGCAGACTGAGGATTCTCTTCTGTGGACTCATCTTCGTAGTCGTCGAACAGGTCAAGGACTTCATCAATGAGCGCCTTCCTATCATTCTCATCCTTGTATCCAAACTCGTCAGAATGGTATTTCTGAAGGCCGGCCAAAAGGAGCTCCGCAGTGGTGATAGCCAGCTTGCTAAGAATACCTTTTGCATCCAGCTCTGAGAAATCACCAACCGCGGAAACTTTATCCAGGAGGTCGCCTTCGCAGATCATCCTGTATGTGAATCTTACTTTATATTCTTTGCCGTGGATTTTGAAAATATACATAACTGCCCTCCTCAGTTAGTTATATGGTGTTGTGGTTAGGTTGTAGTAGACGCTTCTGCGATCGTGACAACGGTAGAAGGATAACAAACAATCGTCATCTCCAGAAGCCCGTTGACTTCCGCTTCGTTAATATACACGTCGTACTGACCTTCCCATGTTGCCTTCGCACCTGCGGAAGCAAAATCAAGCTCGAAGAAACCGTCTGTCAGAGCGTTTGTTTTAAGAGACTGATAAGCAGCGAGCGTGAAATTCGCGCTAAACTGCATGGATTCCACCGACTGAACTCCAGGCACGAATGTCTGAGATGTGTCGGTGAGGTCTGTGGACTCGATCTGCTCTCTCTCGCCGTTGAGCTGAGGAGTAGACTTGATCTTGCACAGTTCTGTCAGAGAACCGGCAGTAGTGCCGAATTTAAGGATTGTTCCGATAGTATTATGAGCTTTAGCTGCCATAATAAAACCCCCTATTTGTATGTGGTTAGTGACACCCTCTTAGCGGATGCCAGTTTCGGTTTCATAGTTCTGACAAGTCAAGTAACTCGCCAGTATATCGCAAATCGTAACGAGCGATATACCGATGTATCTCGTTGTTTTTGAATCTCTGCGCAAAGCCTGTTGAATAAAAGCCCATGTTGAACATGATTGCCTTCGTCTTGTCTTCGAGTTTCAGCGCCGTAGATTCATTCTTGGCGAAGCACTCTACTTGAACGTTGACGATAATGCCAGGTTCATTGTTCGACATATCTCTGGCTTGTAGCCAGGTGTAGTTTGTCATCGGCTTAAAGGACACCCAAGGGAGCCTTGCACCGACATCAGACTTGCCGAACGAAATGTTCTCGGCAGAAACAACATTCTTGCTCACACATTCATTAACAAATCGCCCGTAGATTTCTTCAATGGGATTTTCAGTAATTGTCGCCATGTCTTAACTCCTAAACGCCTTTCGTGCTATCGACGTAGCATTATCTTCGATTGCCCGTTTAGCGTGAAATAACGGCATTGCGGCCGGTGTACCTTGGTAGGTCTCACCTTTATGTGTCCACTCTTCATGTAGACCTTGATGAGCACCATAAGAACCAATGGTAAATCCAAGCTCTACACCCAAAGGGTGTGTGGAACTATTAGGAACTGGATTGTAATGAATACCTGCTCCGAACTCAACAAATGCCGCTTGTTCTCCAATTAGGCTGAGAACTGCAGACACATTACCGTTACTACCCATAGCTGCATGAGGCGCTTCTGTTTCAAAGTCAGGCGGGTCGTACTTATCATCTACGTTTGATAAGTGTCCCCTTGCTTGCTTAATTCCTTCGTCACATAGCCACGAAACATACAGTTCGTTTTTGTCTGCTAGCTTATCGCGATACTGTAATACCTGCTTCGCAGCTTCCTTGAGAGACTTCGCAGAGTGACCGGAAATTTTGATTACCATGTCCCATCACCTACCTCGTCGCCGTTTTTCTTAATCAAGTATCTGGCTACATTACCCATCTTGGTATCAACGCGCCTTTTCAGCGTATAGTCTGGCGGCACGATAGGCTCACCGTCATCGTTAAACTTCACATTGCCGTTTTCGTCGAGAACAGGCTCGACATCTACCCAGACTTGTGTACCCTCGATAGGATTGAAGTTGCGATCAAATGATGTGATATATCTGTCGTAATCTGGGACAATACCGGCTGCGTAATCTTCCGGAGTGGAACCCGTGGCCGATACCGTGAATCTGTGCATCTCCGGCTTGCTATATACCGAAGTTTCATCAATTCCGGTAAAACCCATTTTTTTGACAGAAAACCACAATTTTTGTGTTTGTCTCTGCAAGCACCTCATGTCTATTCCCCCAAAATATAAATAGTGTCATGCCCTACCGCCCAAATGAGACACTCCCTACGGCGCAGTGGAGGGCCTACGCCATGCAACCGTCTTTAAATAGTCACAAAAGGAACTACGCGATGTTGAGTAAATACATTGCCCTTGTTATTCCACATACGGTATAAGCCTGATTCAATGTGCATAGATTGAAATTCGGCCCCTTGCTGGATGCACTCATACAAAGCGAGATCCGATATGCAACTAACGTGCTTGGTCATGTCGGCAATGATAGCATCCTCGTCCCATGTGCTGGGATAGTTTCTATACTCTCGATATGCCATCAATGCTCTGTCGGCAAGAACACTAACCATGGTGCTATCGGCATCTGTCAGATAGTCAAATAGCATCTCCATGACTTTATTCTTGACATCTTCCATATCCGTGTCCTTGTCTTACTTGGTTGGTCTGCCTCGTTTGACGGTCTTCGGCTTCTCATCCTTCGTAGACTCTGCCGTTTTCTCGACAGGCTTTGCGCTTTCTGGTCTTCCGAAGCACTCTGTTGTAGTGATATTTTCAGAATCACTAGGTCTGTGTCTTAAAAGCATTCCCATTAAATATTCCTCTATTCGATTTAGTGATTATAGTTCTTATCTCATGCCCCAGTGCGATTGTAGGGTCACAGTAAATCTTGTAACCACACTGCCTCGCTCTCCAACAGAAACTTAAGTCCTCGCCGACTGTGTTGATTGGCGAAAACATATATCCATGCTGGCACAGGACATTCCACAAGACATTTCGCTTCATGAGAACACATCCGAATCCACACCCGGCAACCTCAAAAATCTCATCTGGGATTTCATCAAATTCCTCACTGACAACACCCATTTGGGAAATATTCAAAGTTTTGAACAATGTCGGGGTAAACGGCGGTCTGCGTCTGTAATACATACCGGCCAACATATCGTAGTTGTTTGCTTCAAGCTCCGCGACCATCATGTCGAGAGTGTCCGGCATAAATGTCATATCTGAATCCAACCAGAAGATATAATCTGCTGTTGAATTTATCGCCCTCTCAGCAAGCTTGTTTCGGCTGTCATATACAAGACTGCCAATGTGGAATCCCACCTCAACATCAAAGTCACGCTTGTGGTTCACAAGGTTGACTAGACACTGAGCAAACTTGGCTGAGAGAGTATCCATACATGGGATAGCGATAAAAACTTTCATGTAGTCCCCTTATTAGGTCGTTGCAGCTCCGGGCATCTTGATGAGCTTGGTCTTGTCAAGTACATATACGGCCGCATGACGATCCGCTGTGATTACGGTACTCTTGTTGATGATGTCTCTGTCAGTCTCAACAAGGATGCCTCTCTTGTTGTAGATAGCCAGCGCACCAGGCTTAACGATGTAAGCGCAGTTTGCAGTAGTCAGCTTATTGGAAACAACAACCTGGCAACCATGAATCATACCAACAGTGCCACGGATAATCATGTTTGCCGCAACCTCTGTTCCGGGAATCCAACCATTTGCCTTACGGATTGTCTCATAAGCAGCCGGATTAACAAGGATGACCTTCTCGCCATCGATGTCTTCACCGAACAGTGTGAGCGCGGATGCGATGCCGTCAGCGGTAAGAGCTGCGGCCGCAGTTGTCATATTCGCAGCAGCAGATGTTCCCATAGCCGCAA